AAAATCGAGTCTATCGACGACTTCCTCAACCTGTTCCTCTGTTGTTTCCAACACGGCAGCGGCGACAAGGGCGGCGCAGCGTTCAAGTTCTTCCTGCGTCACCATCTTACGCAACCTCAATAATGGTAACATCAGATGCCTTGCGAGCTGCACGCATACGCTCAGCAGCGAGTCTCTCTGCAAGTTTCTCGATGCGCTTATTACGCCGCAGCTCCCGCTGGTCCTCGAGAACAATCTTGCGCAGCTGCGCTTCGCGACGCTTTTCTTCGATCGCATTTTTCTTCTCGGTACGCACCGCATCGCGCAGATTGCGAATAACCGATCGCTTGAATCTGATCTTGAATCTGATGTCCTGGCGAATTATCTTCGCGTTAGCGATAGCACGCACCAACTCCCGTTTGTGCGCAACGATATTCTGCTGGGACTCCCTCAGCGCTGAGCGATACGCTTTGAGCTCAGAGACTGCATCTTCGAGTGCCGTTACATTTCCGCTAGTCATACATCTCTCCTCATTCATCATAGTATCATTATGCCTGAATACACGAAAAAGGCAATATTGAAAACTTTAATAAAATCAATGACTTACGCAATGGGGTAATAGAATGGGGTAATAGCCGAATAAATGGGGTAATAATACCAATTAAATCAATAACTTAGCAGAGCCTCCCAGGACGTCCCAGGGAGGCTGCAAAGCGGTTTAGGGATGACTCGCTACCCTGACCCTTCTACCAGTATGCGCTTTCGTAGAGGAAGCTGTGGAGAGTTTTGAGTGTGCTTTTCAAGTCTGTGTGGATTATACCCAATCCACCAGATTTTACAAATGAGTCAATAATACTAGGCTTGTCGTCAATAAGCAGCCTAGATGGAGTTGCATACTTTGCTTTGTGTTCTTTTCCTGGGACAATATTGACTGGTGCGAAAATATTATTTTGTGTCAGCCAGTGTTTCTTTTGTCGCTCAACTTCTTTGTGATGAGTATTACCACCAGACGAAGAAAGTATCTGATAATGAATTCCTGTATTATGCACAAACTCAAACAATTCCTTGCCACCAGGATACCAGGGAAGATCGCTGAAATGGTTTCCTTGAATAAATTTTGTCCAGTTTATTCCCCAAGCTTCGTCTCTAACTTTCTTTGGAGCAACTCCAAACAATTCAATGTACCGATGATCAAAGTCAGCCAACACACCATCCATATCCAAGTAAATCAAATTAATCATGTTTAATAACTCCAATACCAGCTTTTTTGAGCAAATTGATTCCATCAGCAGATCTGTAATCTGCTTTATAATAAACCACACTAATTCCGCTTTGTAGAATTAGTTTAGCGCACTCAACACAAGGCGAGTGTGTAATGAAAATAACAGCGCCATCAGTAGAATCTCCACTTCTAGCAACTTTGACGATTGCATTTGTTTCAGCATGAATAACCTCTTGCTTTGTAACTGTATATGCGTCTATAACTGTTCCAATTTGTTCTGGTACATATAACTCACAATCGTTATCAAATCCTGGTGGAGTTCCATTGTAGCCATAAGAGAGTATGCGGTGATCTTTTACAATCACCGCACCAACTTTAAGTCGGCGAGCGTGGGATAACGCAGATACTCTCTCGGCTATATCAAAATACAATGATATAAATTTTTGTTTCACTATTATTCCTTGGTCACCTTTGTAATTTCAATCTTACGCGGTTTCCTTTCTTCAGGAATTACATTCTCAATTCTCACAGAGAGAATACCATCTTTAAGAGTTGCTTCACGAACTACGATAGTATCAGCTAGAAGAAATGAACGCTGAAATGAACGTCCAGCAATACCCTTTACAAGATATTTGCGTTCATCTTTTTCTGCTTTCTTACCTGTAATTGTGAGCAGGTTTTCTGCGCTAGAGATTTCAACCTCATCATCTGTAAAGCCAGCAATTGCAAGTTCAATTGTATAGTTGTATTCGTCAACTCGAATTACATTTACTGGCGGGAATGAAAGATTCCCTGAATTGATAATGTTATGTGCATGATCTAGCTTTTCAAAAACACGATCAAATCCAAGTGTTGAAGGTAGATAATTGTCGAGGAAAGATGTCGACCATGTAGGCGCAGTGATATTGCTTGATTTTGTCATTTTTGACTCCTTATTTAAGCAAGTACAACAACGTGAACCCCAAATGGGCATTCACATACATTATATAGGCAAAATTATGAAAAATCAAATAAAAAAATTAATTATGGATGTAAAATAATTTTTTCATATGCTTTATTGATCCATATTCCTTACAGTACATATCCCAATAATCTGCAGCGAATTGCCCATCAGCCCAATGCAATTCTTTTCTGAATGGTATTGTTTTTGCCATTTTAGTTCTAGTTGCAAAGGCGCCAATATCTAATCCTTCATATCTATTACCAACTTTACGAAGCTGGGATTCTCCTGGAACATAACCGCCATAATTATGCAAACAATCACAATAAATGAAATTAGTTTTTTCGTCAACACAAGAATTAAAAGCTTCTAAAAAACATGGAAGATAATAGTTATCATCTCCTGTCATAACTAGCCATTCTTCGGATGCATTCATCATACCATATATTCTTGGCGTATGTCCCCAATCATTATGGGGACCACCGTCAAGAATTTTAAAAGATATTCTTGAATCACCATCAAAATAGTTAATTACTTTATCTAAGCCATTGTATGGTGCATCAGCAACAACGCTTATTTTCCAATTATTTACAGTTTGACTATAAATTGAGTGAATCGTCATCATCAATTGATGTGGGCGATTATATGTTGGAATAACGAATTCAAAGTTCATAATTATATCTTCCAATAAGAATAAATATTTTTATCAACCTCATACTTATCCCAAACAAATCTATCTCTCATTGGCTGTTTTTTTGCCCATTCCCACATAGCAGTTAATCCTTCCTTCATGCTAGTCTTATCCTGATATCCAAGTATCTCAACAGACTTATCATAAGTTGGATGAGCAACTCTTACTTCAACGCGAGGTTCAAAATGAATAGTTTCTCCACCACCGATAACTTCTCTTAAAATATTATTAGCTTCTTTTATTGATACGCTTTTTGTTCCACCAAGATTAATAATTTGTTTTGATGCCTTTTCGCTTATACCAGCCTTCCACAATGGCTCTAAACAGTCATCAATATAACTAAATGCTCTGACTTGTTCTCCGTCACCATAAATACTCATTGGTTGTCCATTTAAATGCTGGTACATCCAAATACCCAAAACATTACGATATTTATCCCAAATATTTTGTTTTATTCCATAAACATTATGTGGGCGAATAATACACCAATCTAATCCATGTTGATCACCAGCAATTTGAATATCTTGTTCGCAAGAAAATTTCGCAACGCCATATGGATCAATTGGCTTCTGCTGATGGCTTTCGTCAAATGGCGGTGTGCCGTCACCATAAACTGACATAGAAGATGTAAATACTAAACGCTTAACATCATAATTGATACAATAATTTACAATCTTAGCAGTTGCAACTAAATTATTTGTATAATTAAATTCTCTTATAAATGGAGAAAGACATTCAGCAGCGTATGCAGCAAAGTGGTATACATAATCAATACCACCTTCAAAAACATGAGTAAGATCAGCAGTTGAAAGATCTAATTTATGAAACTCAACTTTTGGATTGACGTTTTCAATATATCCACCACTTAAATCATCAATTCCAATTACTTGAACATCAGGAATATTATCTATTAACCAGTCAGAAAATCTGGCTCCTATAAGTCCTGCTACACCAGTAACTAATATTCTCATTATTTTTCTCCTTAGTTAACAATTTCTATCTTTAATACCTGTTCTATAATACCATCAATAAGTTGTTCTGTTCTGTACTGATGCTTTGAATTGCGTATAAGATATGGTTTCATCGTTTCAATGCATTGTTGAGTTGCAAACTTTAGTTCAGGATTTTCTCTTGTATAGAGAACCATAGTTCGTATGACTCTAGCAAATTCAGCATTACTTTCGTTAGGCTCTCCGCAAAGTGTGTCTAGAAGAAATACTATCCACTCGACCCTTTTTGGTTTTGCGCCAGAAGTTTCATCATTCATCAGAGTTTACCAGTTGAACCAAAACCACCATTACGATCAGACAGCTTTTCAGGTCTGTCTACCAATTCTTCAAGAATAAATCTTTCGTTTTTAACAATTTCAGCCTGAGCAATTCTTTCCTGATCAGTTACAGTATAAGGTAAATTAGAGATGTTTGTTAATATAACAAAAATTTCCTCTTGATAATCAACATCAACAATCCCTTGTGAATTACCTAAAACAATTCCGTGCTTTAGAGCCAAACTCGATCTTGCATGAAGGCGAATTGAATAACATCCCAAATAAGTCGAATCTTCAGGACTCTGTTTAATTTTAAGAACAAGTCCAGTTGGAACAAGTACTCTTTCTTTTGGATAAATTACGAAACTTCGATCTTCACAAATTAGTCTATTAACTTCGAAATTCAAACAATCATATGTCTTTAATGTTTTTTCTGTAGCACAATATCTAATGTCAAAACATGCTGACATTATTGTACCAAAAGAAGGAATAAGAACTCTCGGATTTAACCGATGAAAACCTAGATTCACCATAATATAACCTCACATGTTATTCAGTTTCAGATTCAACTTTTCTTTTCTTTCCAATGTTATATTTTGCAACCAACTCCCAGTCAGCTTTATCCTTATGCGGTAGGATTTTGATTTGAGAAAGTGGTGCTACTGGTTCCTTGCTCTTATCAGCATCAACAAGCTTTACCAAACCCCATTCTGTGATGAGATTAGCAATAGTGTTTCTACGAGCAATGTCATTCTCAGAAATATTACTTGGTTTACCATCAAGAGCAAATAACTCTTTAAAGTGTACGATGTAATACTTGCCTTGCTTATGCAAAATGTGGCAAGACTGATAGAGAACATTTTGATTTTTTGCGGCAACGCCAATTCGCGTTAGAGTTTCGCGAACCTTCAAAAAGTCATTTTTTTCAGCCAACTCGACTTCTACTAAGTTTTCTAAGTTCATTTCAATCACCTTTATACGTTTTTTTTCTTATCTCATTAATCTGTTCATCGTTTAGAATAGTAAGAACATCCATAGCTTTGGCTGTCGAATAACCATAATATTCTTTCACGACTTCTAGATCATCTGACATACTTTTCTTATGCCATTTCGCATAAGATCTTTTGTATGCTCTAAGTATATTTAGTAAAAAATGATACTGTAGTTTGCTGTCAAGTTGATGGTGCATGTTCATTTCATTAGCGCAATGAACATCACCTTTATTTTGCGATAGAGCTTTATTCACAATGAATGCATTATATTCCTTCTCATCCTGTGTAGTTAGCAAAACATCTTTCTTTGTAGAAAAGATACTTGGAAGAACTTCTTTAAACAGATCAGCCATTATACAAACCTACACTCACTCATGAGTTCAGTCATACAGGCAACCAGATTAATTTCCTGATCTGCAACGAATGCAGCCTGATACTGATACTTTGCAATAATGATAACTGCATTGGGTATGGTAGATTTATCTAGATTCTCGTATAATCCATCATAGATCCTACGAAAGATGGTGTTATGATCAATGCTAGTTTGAGCAACCCATTTACGCATATCAGAAAAATTCTGATCTCTCAGCGAAGAAATAAGTTCATTGATAGTGCTATCGCTTACGCTACTAAGTATACCAATATCAATTTTCCCAAGAGAAGAATAGCGTTGAAGTTCATTTAGAATTCTTCGATAATCAGGGAAATGCTTTTTTATCAATTCAGCTACAACTGGAGCGTCAAACTGAACTTCTTCCTGCTTTAGAATAGAAGTTGCACGCTTCATAAACTGCCCTGCCATCTTTGGCTTATCTTCTTTAGTCAGTCGAAACTCAACAACTGCACAGCGAGAATGTAGTGGTTCAATAATCCTTGCCTTATAATTACAAGTCATAATGAAAGTACAATTATGCGCGAATTCTTCCATAGCATTACGCATAGCCGGCTGAGTTGAATTTGGATTCAGATAATCTGCTTCATCAATAATAATGACCTTCTTTGTTCCAGAGAAAGACATCGTAGAGGCATAGTTCTTAATCTTCATGCGGAATGTATCAATGCCAGATTCATCTGATCCATTGATAATTATATAATCACATCCAACTTCTTCACACAGTGCCTTGGCAATTGTAGTCTTTCCAACTCCTGCTGTACCGCAAAGCAGAAGATTTGGAATATCTTTCTTGTCGACATAGTTCTGAAAGACGTTCTTAAGATTATCAGGAAGAATACATTCCTGCACAGTCTTAGGTCGGTATTTTTCAACCCAAAGTGATTCACTCATACATATCTCCATAATAAAAAAGGGGATGGGAGGGTGAGTCCTCAGTGAGCAGTCTGGCGAGTGTACTGACGCGCAATGCGCATCCCCTAAACTTATATAGTTTATTTCACTACTTCTTCATAGGTTGCAGTCAGTTCTTCATTTGCTGCAACTTCTTCTTCGATATTACGCTTGTGATATACTTTTGCAAGACGACGCGAAAGTCGCTTGTTCATCTCAAACTCATCAGCCATTTTCTGAATAATTTCTTTAACGTGATCGCGCTCTGCTTCGATTCTGGTGTAGGAATTTGAAATTTCCTGCAGGCAGTTTTTTACTTCCAACTTTTGCTGTTCTGTAAACGTCATTGTGTAATCCTCACTCAAAGGTTGACTGTGCTGATTCAATAGCAACGAAATATTCTAGTTCCTTTTGCTTATGCTTGAATCGGGCAAGTCCACGCTTAGAAATTTCAACAGTGTAAGAACCATCAATCATCTTTAGGTTATCAAACTTCAGCGTGATATTAAACTTACTGCCATTACCTTCGCAAAGTACAGTCTTAGAATAGTCAGATGAATCATCCTTAACATCAGTTGAAACTAGATTGACTGTTTCACCATCGCTATTGAAAATCATATAGGGAGAACCAGAAATTCCCGCAGTCTTACGCTGCCATTGTAGATCTTCCTGAGAAACATCAAATGTATAATCTACACTGCCAATAGACAGTTTCTTTTCTGGCGGTGTCACAATTACCTTTGCGCTACAAAACTTAATGTAATCGCTACGACGCTTATCCTTGCTAGTAAACGTAATACGATCGTCACCAATATCAAGATCGCAGTCACCATAAAGAGAAAGTTTTGACAGCAGCTTTGTCAAATCATACAAAGCAAATTCTGCTGGAAATGTTTCATCCACAGTGGCAGTTGCCATTGTAGTCTTCAATGCTGAAATAGTAGCAATTACATTTCCTTGCTTAAACAGCATGCTTTGATTAATAGTTGAGAAATTTTTTAAGATCTCAACAGTTTCAGGACTCAAATTCATATAATCACCTCATTAGGTACATAATCTTCAACGGTCTTATTATAAGCGAAACTAGCTAAATTGTCAACTCTTTTCGGGAGATCATAGAGTTGGCAGTTATTGTCGAAATGGTAATCGAAGCTTTGACCAATCCATGCCCACTCGCTATAATGTACTTCTGGATATTTTTCAGCCATAATATAAAAGTCTTTTTTCATATTAACATGCAAGGCACTTGTATACCAAATTGGGTTTGATCCTCTTTGAACACGAACTATCTTACCACCAATTTCTCTGATAGCAGCAATTTCATTCGGAAAACGAACGTCAGCTACAACATAATTTTTACCTTGCTTGATTCTATTTTTTAAAGATAGAACCCAAAGATTTTCTCCAAATACATGCCGACCTGATTCAGTTCCAAGTAGCTGTAGTGCCTTTCTTGGTGAAAGTTCAATACCTAGATTTTTTGACCACCATTCATCTGGCTTTTCTCTCCACTCTCTAGATTTTGGAGTATCACCTTCAAGCATACTACGATCCCAACCAAATATAACAGATGCAGCATCTTTTCCAGCTGCTGCAAATGATTCCTTTATAAATCCATGATGAGTGCACAGTAGATCTGCAATCGTGCCTTTACCGCTGCCAATAAATCCAACAAGACCTATAATCATAGTTTAGCCCTCAAAAATTCATCAACTGAAATTAAACCAAGATCATTTTTTCTATTTTTACTCATAATACCATACTCAAAAAAGAAATTAGTATGTTGTATTTTTTCCGTAAATTTACTTTTATCTAAAATACCACAACCACCATCAGTATCTATGGTATATACATCATAATTTGATGTTGTACGCATAAAATAAATTGTTTTCCAACAAGTACCATTCCAATAATGTGGAGAATTTATAAAAAAATCATAATCTGAATGAGCATGATACCATTCAACTGGACAGCAATCATGCATAACAATAATGCTGTTTTCGTGTGTATGATTTATTGAATTTGTTATATCTTTTAATAGCTGTGGCGCTAAATGTAAAGCATCAATAAAAATTATATCCCATTTATGGTCTGGCTTAAACTCTGTTTCAGATTTTTCTAATCTGTCAAAAAAATCATCAGAAGTCATATTATAGTCATAAACTATACCATCAATTTCAACTCCTGGATCGACTGATGTTTTTTTAACAGCTTTGACAATATTGAAACATTCATCTAAATTTCTTGCACCAATTTCTAAATAGTTACTATTATTTGGAAATCTAGTTTCAATGAATTTATTAATAATATCGAATCTATACATTAAATTGTACCTACCCAATTAGCAACAGCTGCCATGTCACCAGTAAATGCATAAGTTCCAATATGGTGAGTCTTCATCCATGGACATAGCCAAATCTGTCCACCCATTTTACGCCACCATTGGCAAAACATGTAATCCTCGGATAGATAACGGTCAGATACCCCATGATCAATTACAGTATCAAAATATGCATGGATATATCTTGATCCGTCAAAATTAGCCTGTCCAACATGATCTGGCTTATATCGTAGTTCTGGATATTGTTTCTCAAACTTTTCAAATACTTCTCTCTTAACCATCATGAAACCAGTTCCGATTTCCAAAACTTCAACTGGCTCAGCAACACTAAATCGATTAGTTCCTGGGGCTGGATTAAAAACGTAATCTCCAACAACTTTTTCAATCTCTCCTGGCGAGATGGTTGGATTCTTTTTTATAGCGTCAACTACTGATGTCCATTTAATGGACTTTTTAGGATATGGCGCACCAATAACATCTTTATCCATTGCTAACAGAGCAACTACATCCTTTGGGTCAAAATGAATGTCGGAATCTAGAAACAGCAAATGGGTGCTTCCAGATCTAAGAAACTCATCTACCAGATAATTTCTTGCTCGAGTGATTAGAGATTCATTAAAAATGAACGAAAATCTGACATTAATTCCATACTGAGTGCAAAGACCTTGCAAATCTAGAACAGACTTAGCGTACATCCCATAACACTGACCACCATACATTGGTGTTGCTACAAATAACTTTTTTTTCTTTAATTCATCAACGGAAATTTCTATTTTCATTTTATACTCCAATTTATCCGAATAAGTCCTCAAGTGTGGATATTGGATTCATCTTATTGTCAAATCCAAAATGATCACACCAAACAGAATCAACAGTATTATCTAGGTTGCTGTCATACTTACCTACAACAGTTTTTAGTTCACCATTTGCAAGATTAATATATTCTTGCGCAATCTTTTTACGATCAAATAATTGTAACAACTTCCAATTATTGTTAACAATTTTCTGGTATTCATCCTCAGGCATATCTAACCATTGGTTAATTAAATCACCAAACTGTTTCGGTGTTGCATTCCAAGGAATCATCAGATAGTTCTTGTTCGGTTTAAAAAACCCAATTCCTTCTTCATTGTCTGATACGCCCAAATTTCTTGCGATGGGAACAACACCTTGCCTCATTGCATCAACAATGACACGATTAAAATGTTCTCCATATGTTTTTGACCAAGAAGGGTCAAGAAGAAATTTCGCTTCCTGAAGAATCTCATCTCGTTCAGCTTCAGATACAAATCCCATATACCGCATACCACAATCTTCAGCATTCTTCCATATTGGATTACCAATCCTGTCAGCTGTAGCATCAGGATCTCGTTCTAGAGTGCAATAATATTCAGGCTTACACTTATCTTTTGATGCCATGTAAGCACGCTCAATACCATCACCAGCAATACCAACCTCTGCTTTTATATAAGGAATTGCTGCTACAAGATCATCTACTCGCTTCCATCGCTTAAATGTTTGCAAAGAAAAGATGGTATTAGTTCTATCACTGAACTTTATATCAGGAATTGCATCAATCTTTTGTGGATTCAAAATTAGTGCTCTAGGTATTTCCATAGAAGCTGCTTGATTAAATGCACTTGGGTGAACACAAGCAAGTCCAGTAATTTTATCGCGGAAATGATGAATCCAAGGATAGTTCTTCCTAAGATTACCATCATGCACAATAACAATTTGCTTAGGTGTAATCTCAGTAATCATTCTAAGCCAAGAAGTTTTCCCTTCAGTTTCCTGGCACTTGAATCCAAAAATAGATTGCCAAATTACAATGTCAAACTGATTTGCCTTTTGTATAAAAATATCAATATCAATGTCGTTGATGATTGACAAATACTCTCCGCGCCAACCTTTTCCTTGGTGCACTTTTCTACCAGTGCCGACGCCAACATCATATCCGATATCGCTATCTCCTGATATTGTTCCACCCGACTTGGTGGTACGCAAATACACAAAATCAGTTTCATGACCAAGGTCTTTAAACCCAGCAATTAACTGCTCTGTATGAGAGATAATACCACCAAAATTATTAAAGTCATGGACAACAGTTAATATCTTCACGCAAAGAAATCCTCCAAAGATGCATCCTTTATATATGCTTCTGGGTGATACTTAGACAGCATATCTTTCCCGCCCTTTTCAAGAAGGTAATCATACCACTCTTGGTCTGTCCACATACCTTCGCTTACACCATTCCACAAGTTTTTCCAAAGTCTATGAGATTTATTTTTTCTTCGCTGTTCAACATATTCAAATCGAAGATTCTCATATTCGTAGGATCCCAATTCTAGCATTTTTTCGCGGAAATAGCAAACTAAACTGATTCTTTCTGATCCTTCTTCACATACAATAGGCGTATTGCCATGAATAACTTCATGATTGTTTACAAGAAGAAGATCACCAGGACGTACATTTACAGCTATACGATATTCTGGAAACACAAGATATCCGCCAGTATATCTACCATCATTAGATAATACAAGAAGATTACTAAGACCATCACTGAAATCTCCAGCGTCACGATGACATGCTGTACGGAATGTTTTATTAACTGTTATTGTGGTGAATACAGTTTCAGGAACTAGAAATCTTGAGTCAATTTTATTAGCAGCTGCTCTTTGATTCTTCCAGCGCCATGGCATCAACTCTTTGAATCCGTTGTTAAGTGACTGTAAAAACGGAAAAGATAGTTTGAATTTATCAAAATGATTTTGCGTATAAGATGTGGCGCGCCCATAAGGAATACGCGGATAACGATCAAACCAGCCAGCAATACCTGAGTTGACTGGATTCGCGTATGTCGTATCTGAGATATACATCTCTTTCAAATCTTTTGTTTGCTGTTTTCTTTCAGCAACTGAAAGATTCATTGCTGATTCAAGCCAATCATCAAACTTGAAATTATCTTCTTTAATCTTTGCTGAGAGCCAAACTAGTCCTCTAGAAGATTCAGCATTCTTATATTGTGCTTTTATATCTTCTACTAATTGTTTTAGATTGTCAGCAACTATTGCATTTTCATCTTGTTTCAAGAAGCAATCAATAATGCGAAGTTGGTATTCTGCAACCCAATCTCTCCCTAAACACTTATCTCCCTTTGGTCCTGCAGCTAATCCTCTATTCTGGGATTGTGTTGCTGCTTCGCGCAGTCCAATGTATGCTTGCTCTTGTTCTTGTTTGCTGAAAAAGTTTTTGCGAAACTTGAATGCAATCTTGCGCTCATCAGCGCCAATGTCGCATTCATTACAGTCTTTAGTACAATTATGTTTTGTTAATACATCACAGCTTGGTACTGTGTAACAATCTGTATCTTCTTCTATAAGAAGATCATAATGAGACGCATCTACGAATTGCCCAAGCAAATCTTCGCAGTCTATTTTATCTCTTGCTACAATTACTTTTACCATTATATTATTCCTTTGGGTATATGACAATTGTATATAAAAAAGTTTGTATTGTCAAAATAAAATGTGGGGGCAATGCGCCCCCACGATATCACACTAGAATAAGTGTGAATATCTTATCAGGCAGTAAGAGCCTGAACATAGAGTGCCTTGCGCGCACGACCATAGCGGCTCTTCTCAAGATTGCGCAGGAACTTCTCCGAAGGAGTTCCAAGACGATAGGCGAAAACTTCCTCGCCCTTCGAGTTGGTGATGCGATTAGTATAAACAGGCATCCCTTCATTGCGAAGACGATAGATAACGTCACTGACGTTGGCTACCTTGAACATAGAACGACCCTGACGAACGGTCAGAGTATTACCGTTGCGGAGCCATACCGCAATTGAATTAATAGCAGACGTAGACATATATTACACCTCAAATAAACACCGCTCAAATTTTACATCGGTCGATTGCGGCATTTCAACCGATGCATTAATTATACCCTATTTTTGTTGTAAGGTAAAATTAAAATGTTGGGGATTTTTTGAGAAGATCCCGCATTTAAAATGGGGGATCTTCTGACGTAGTATCTTTTACATCTGACGTAGTATCTTTTACATCTGACGTAGTATCTTTTACATCTGACGTAGTATCTTTTACATCTACAGTTTCATCAACTGCTTTTTCATCAAGCTTAGTGTAAAAGTCCAGGAACGAAATTTTGGTTTCGGTGTCAAACCGATTCAAGCACAACTCAATCGCCTTCTTACGATTGTTGAAGATGCTGTAAGCTTTAGCAATATGAACCAGACGACGGGTCGAGATAACTTCGGAGACGAAACCGTCCTGAAATCCCTTACGAACGATATCAGCCCAGAGTACAAGCTTCTTGATGAAGTCAGCATCAGTCAAACCGAGTTCAGCGAAATTCTTCACGAGAATATTGCGCTCAACTGCCATCGACGGATACTCTTGTTCAACCGTAATCGCGAATCGCTCAAGGAATGCTTCGTTTAGCACGTTGGCGCCGATGAAACGACCATCATCACTGCCTTTACCTTTCGTGTTAGCAGTTGCGATGATATTGAATCCTTCTGCGGGATGAATCACTTCACCAGTTTTCTTGTCGAAATACGGTTTGCCTTCCAGCACACCATTCAAACAAAGAAGATCTTCGGTGCCATAATCCGTCTCGTCAAGAAGCAGAACGGCACCACGACGCATTGCGGTAATCACAGGACCCTCGCGGCGAACCGTATTACCGTCAATCAATTCATAAGAGCCGATAAGATCGGTCTCGTCGGTGCGCTTCGTGATATTGACGCGAATCAATTCGCGCTTGAGCGAAGCACAAACTTGCTCAACCATCAGCGTCTTACCGTTGCCCGACAAGCCGGTGATGTACATCGGATAGAATGCTTTGGATGCAATCACATTCTTAAGATCATTGAAGAAGCCGAACGGAACATAGGTGCTAAGTTTGTTCGGAACAAACGACTCAGTTGTATTCTGAGCACGTTTCGGAGTCAGATTGACTACGGTGGCAGCCATAGCCATCGGTGCAGTTTGCGCAGCAGCGACAGCTGGCTTAGGCGATGCAGTTACAGTAGGAACAATGCTGAAGGTATTCCGAGCAATCTTGCGTTCGCGTAGAATGAAATACGGGAACGAATCGATGCTGTTGTCGTCAACGTATTCGTTGAGCTGTTTCAGGGTGATGGTCTCGCAACCAAAATGCGCATGGATCTTCTCGAGGAAGGCGACCTGCGCGGCGGAATCATAACTAGGCTTTCTCATATCATCACTCACTTTATATTACAAAAAAGATTATATATTAAAACAAGGAAAAGTAAATAGAAATAACCATATATAAATCAATAACTTACGCAGCAGCGATATCTGTAGCGAATTTACTGATAAGCATACGGTTCTTTGACTTATTCACGAACGAATTCTTGAATGCCTTTCCGATACTGGCTTTCGTCATATTCTTATCAATTACCAAGTTTTCGTTGATTTTCTTAGTTTGGTTCTTTACGAAATAGTATGAATCGTAACCAATTTTTTCAACAATCACGAAATTGTTCTGATTGAACAGTTTCTTACACTTCACAAACTCTTCTTCAGAAGAAGTCATATATCGACAAAAATTGTCAGTGATATAATACGCAATATGCTTACATCCAGTCAACTCTCGGATGAACTTAGTCAATTCAGTCTGAATTGTAAAATGGTGATTTTTTTGTATGTTTGCACTGTCAAGGATAAACTGTTTTTTGGTTTTCTTATCAGTCAAGACAAATCGAAAGGCAAATCGAGAGCTCTTGCCAGAATATGTTGATGATCCGAGTTGCCCTGAAACAGAAAGGTATCTAATATTGTCTTTTTCTGCGTCAACATAATTCAATACATTATGATTGCCCTCGCCATCGGTGAGGTATATCACATTGACAATATCAACTTTTTTATTGTTCTTGAAATTTTCAATAATGTTACGCGAAGCAAACAAAGTTTCGGTGAACGGAGTTTCATTCAGTTTGAAATTGAATCCAGGAACATGCGTCAATATCACTTGAATGTTATTACGCATAACATTAAACAATTCGCCCCAATTATTGTAAGCAACAATCGACATCATTTCCAGTGATTTTTTGAATTGTGCATTGGATGAAGAGGAACTCATCAACTGAACAAGACCGAAACCAGTAGACCTAATATCAAACTTATCAGATTCGAACTGTTTCTTTTTACAGGTATGAATACAATCGCTGAAGCCATAAAAGTCGAAAGGAATATTTGCTTTCTTACAAAAGATTCCAAGAATCATCAACTGCTCGATCATCAAACTGAACGAATTCATCATGGATCCAGACATATCGAGGAACAGCACAAGACCGTGATTCTTGCCTTTCGGTACAATAGTCATCTTGCGGAAGATGTCATTGCTGTACTTGTACTTGTGCAATAGCGACGTATCAATATCGCCACTACGGCTGGTTTGGCGCCGAGCATACTGCGATGCATTTTTGCGCATCTCGAATTCTTTCAGAAGCATCGAGATATAGTTCAAATTGTTCATGTTGAACTTATCCATGCATGTTTTTTTCATGCATGTAACATCAATACCAGATTCTTTTGCATAAGCATAATATTTGTCGAACAACGCCAGCTGGTCATTATTAGACACAACGATATTCTCAAGAATAGCTTCAGGGAAGTCGCCGACATAAACTGTGCAATTCTGCGCAAGAAGTTCATTCTCGCGGAAACGAAAGATCTTATCAGTTACAGACTGTGGCTCTTGGTCAAGATTTTCATCAGACATGTCACCAGTTGTTTCTGACGTAGTATCTTCTTCTGAATCAGCTGAGTCGTCTTGCTCGCCAATCTCTTTAGCTTGCGGTTCAGAATCAAATTCTGAATCGTACTCGACATCAGATTCATCTTCGTCGCCTGACTCAGAATGAGTCTCGTCATAGAGAGCATCCATAAGATCTTTAGTGTTTGAGATCTTGTCTTGTTCTTCCTGTTTGATGTAATCGCGCAAGATTTTGGCAATTCGAACGGTATCTTCCCAGGACTCAGCTGCTGCTACCTGTTCCACAATTTCACGTTCCTTCTCGTCGAAGGGAACGATCAACAAACTACCAAGTTTGAAGTACAGGTTGATACGATCAGCGAGGTTGAGTTTAGACAGATTCTGCAGCTTTTCGACGCCGAAGAATCCACGATCATACAATTCTTTGTAGCCGCGTGCAAACGGTCGAGAGAGACCTTGGTATCGTCGCTTCTGCCGTTTCTCGATACGCGCATCTTCGCAAATATTGAGAATGCTCTTGAACCCAGGATTTTCGCTGAGTTCATTGTGCCAGCCATCAGCTGGCGTATCAATAGCGTGACCCGTTTCGTGACCATGGAGCAGATCGTACAAATCTGCACTCATCTCGCGCCATACAGGAAGTTGAATCGTGCGCGATTTCGGGTCAAACGATGCAGTCTGTGCACTAGAAGAATACACAATATTCAGATTCTCGCCAGCTAATAGGCGAGCCAGAGTACCTTTGGTGTCTTTGAGGTTATTCATTTCCTGATCCCTTATCCAATACCAGCATTCTATATTGGAAACGCGGAAAAGTAAACCAAAAAAACTCTAATAAAATCAATAACTTAGCCAACCCTGAAAAAAGCCGACCTTTTTTTCAGTTTTTCGACGTATCCAACCTTCTGTAACATCCTGGCACGCAGTTCAGCAAAGTAACAAGATGTATGAGTACTGTCTGTGTACCAAATATATTGGCACATGAATCCTGTTTTCTTTTTGTATTGAACGTGCCACTTGTTATCTGTACCTGCTATTCGTACAAGAACAATAGGTTCTTTCTCAACCTCAAATCCGAAATGTTCTATTTTACTCATTTTAGTAATGCCTCATTACCGACTCGAGCCATTTTTTTCAGATTTCCTTTTATCTTACGTTTTGCTCTCATAAGATGAAATGGATGCACTAGATCAGTATATAGTATTCCATCAAGATGATCAAGTTCATGCTGAACGCAAGTTGCTGTCAATCCATCAAATGTTTGTGTTATTTCTTCACCATCAATTGAATTGAACTTTAGTGTTACAGTTTGCGATCTTGATAGCTTCAGGAATAATCCTGGATACGACAAACATCCCTCTTGATAAGAAGATTTCAAAACACTCTTATCAACAACAACAGGATTAATAATACACCAAATTTTATCTCCCATATTGAGTGCGAACATTCTATTTGAAAGACCAACTTGATTGGCTGATAAACCTAAACCATTCATCTCACTCAAAGTTTCCATTAGAGAAAGAGCTAGAAATTCTATTTCTCTTGGACTAATATTATTAAAATCGATTGGTATTGTTGGCTTTTTTAATATTGGATCGTGAACGTCAACAAGTTTAAGTAACTCGTATTCATACATCGAACCATTCATATATTTAAGTTTTCTACTCATATTATCATCCTCGAAAAATTCTGTTTCTTTTCAAATCGTATTGCCTGAGTAAACTTATCATGTAATTGATCTTTATGTGATATCACGAATATGTTCGTATTGTCGGGCATTGTATGCAATATCTGTAATAGTGCATCAGTTCCTTTAGCATCAAGACTTGAATCAAATGTCTCATCCAATATCAACAAATTAGTATTGACGCTGTTCTTTAGTCTTGCTACTGATCTCCAAGTTAACAGCAAAGCCAAGTCAATCTTTTGTTTTTCTCCCTCAGAGAAATTTTCATAACTAAAGTCATCACGATGACGCGATTTAATAGTTTCTTTAAATTCCTCATCCATATTGAAATTAACAAAGAAGTCCATCGCTGCAAGATATTTATTTACTAACTTATTAATAATAGGCAAATACTGCTTAATGATTTTAGACTTGATTCCACCATCTTTTAACAGTTGAGCTGCAATATCATAATACTGCTTTTCTTCAGTGACAATTTTTCTACGCTCAATATAGGAAGATAGTTCGTCAAAAAGTTTCTTAGACTGTTCTTCTGTATCTCCACTGATTACTTTATTTGAAGTTAATTCTTCAACTTCCCTTTCAAGTACAATGATATACTTTCTAATATTATTAAGATCAGAAGTATGCTTAGTAATATTGGACTCAAGAGTTTGTAGAGTTTTGTTGGTTTGTGCAATGTTATTGAGTCTTTGTAGAATGGCATTCTGTTCTTCCTTTAGTTTCTCAAGTCCTGCATTTAGTTCTGAAACTTTATGGTTGCATTCTGTAATTGTAGAAGATTTAAAATTATCATCAATAATCTGCTTACAAGTAGGGCAGTTGTCATTATCATTATAGAATGAGATTTCTTTTTCTAACTTTCCTTTATTAGCGTCAATCTTAGCTTCAAGTGAAGTTAGTTTCTGATTCTTCTTTAACATATCATTATGATCGCTAATGGTATCTAATAATTCAGTAATCTTTACTTGTGTATTAGAAATTTCTGATTTGGTTTGGGTGACTAGTAAGTTGTTGTTTGCGATTTCTTGTTGCTTACGTTCAATCATATCCTGATTGTTTTTCTTCATTTCGTCTAAGTGACTTTTATGAAGATCAATCTTTTCTTTTACATTTTGTAGCCTTATTTTTATTTCGTTAGATTCATCTTTAAGAGATGTCAGCTTTTCTTTCACAATAACATTCATATTAGAAAAAATTTGAATATCAAGCAGATCTTCAATAACAGCTCTACGGTCTGAAGCTGATAGTTGCATGAATGGTGTAAAAGAAGTTGCACCTAGAATAACAATCTGTGTAAATGATTTATAGTTCATTTTGATTATCATTTTCTCAAGGATTTCCTGATAATCTTTTGAACTTGCAGACTGATTTAATAAATCGCCATCAACATATATTTCAAACACATTTGGCTTGATTCCACGTCGAATCAAATATTCTTTATCTGAAATTGAAAAGATTAATTCTACCAAGCAGTCTTTATTGTTGATAGAGTTTACAAGCTGTGGTTTATTGATATTTCTGTATGGCTTACCAAAAAGCGCAAACGTCAACGCATCTAGTATGGTTGATTTGCCTGCACCATTCTCACCGACAATTAATGTATTATTATGTTTGTTTAATTGTATTTCAGTAAAAACATTGCCAGTGGACAGAAAGTTTTTCCACTTGATTGATTTAAGAGTTATCATGATTCAATAGACAATGCTTCCGTGTAGATCTCTTTTATTATACTCTTCAATTTATCTTTATTCAAATCAATTTCAATGCTATCAATATACTTATCCAAAATAACAGCTGTATCATCAGCCTGATCAACTTCATGTAAATCAGATGACGCAGTTATCTCAGAAAAATCTTCAACAATAGAAAGATCATGTGGATTTGACTTTAATATTCCATCAACGAAACTTTCGAATAAAAATGTATTGGTTTTCTTTGTTACAACAACTTTAACATACTTGCCTTTGAATTGATCGAAGTCAAATTTCTTAAGATCATTATAAAACAGTTCGTCATCGTTATAGTTAAACTTTCTAAAAATTGTATGTGTATTTTCAATAAATTCAACTTCACGTGTTACTGTGTCAAAAATGTGGAATCCTCTTGGATCATTATAATCTGACCAAGTCATCTCTCCTGGACTGCCAACATAAAATATATTACCAGTCTTAGAGCGATGATGAAAATGCCCTGTGAATACAGTGTCATATTTTGATAGCTTAGATGAATCCCATCCTTCGTGACATATATTTCCACGATCCATCTCAAATCCGGCAAGTTCAAAATGACCAAAACAAATATCATTCTTAGAGTTTTCGATGAACTCTAGAATTTCTTTTTCGTTATTTTCGCAGACCCAAGGAATAATATCCATTCCTAGAGCTTCAGTTGGCTTGTCGAAAATACTGATGTTCTGATATTCTTTTAAGACTAAACTTGTAGAATTAATTTCAAGTGTATTCTTATAAAAGATATCGTGATTACCAATCAGTGTATATAGTTCTATATTCTCATCGCGCAAAATATCAAAGAAATATTTCTTAGCTAATGCTAGTGAATTGAAATTGATATATTTTCTGCGATCAAATAGATCACCTAGTTGTATTACTAACTTAATGTTGTTTTGTTTCAGATATGGAAAGAAAGTTTCTGAATAAAACTTTGAGTACAGATCATGAAATATCACACTATCGTTTCTCATACCGAAGTGTGTATCACCCAATATAGCAATTTTCATTCTTCAATAAACTTCTCTAAATTAATCTTTTTCTTCTTAGCGTTGATCTTCTGAGACTTCTCAAAGTTCTCTATGAACTCTGCAATGTTATCGTACATTTCAAACTGACGATTATGACCATCGTCAGATTCTAGTTGGTCATATTCATCTAATACACCAACAATCTCAGTGCTTTTGTACTTGATATACAGGTGCTGCTTTTCGCGTTTAATTCTTCGCAAGAATGCATAATATACTATTTGTGTGAAGTAAGCAAATGGATTCTTTGACTTTGTTGGATCAAAGTTATCTGCATACATTACACAATTTTCTATAGCATCAGAGATCATTTCGTCTCTAAATGTATAGGATAGGAAATTTGGTTTATGTGATAAATTTTCAGCAATCATCATGAAACACTTACCAACATATTCAGGCAACTTTGGTTTCGCTTCCTTTAATCGTTTGGCTTTTCTAACTGCCTTCTTGTAATTCACCATTTCAGTGAAAAATAACTTATTGTCGATATAATGATTCTTTGCCATAATTTACTTGACTAACCCCTTTACCTTCGGTATAATAGACTGTGTCGTCCATGATAAGGATAAATTTATATACAGTATATTAGTGTACTGGTTTATCCTTCTTATCTATCATATTAGCTATAGCTTCAGCCATAGAAATAATTTTATTCTCATCATCAGTGCTTATCTTTTTGTTCTTCTTTATTGGCTTAGTGTTGAAAAGATAGTCGCAAACGCTAACATAGTATTCTGCAAAGTCTTCACTAACTTCTAATGTAAACATTACTTCTGTTGCTGGAAGTGCAACTTCATTAACCTTTACCATTGAAGCTGGTAACCAATCTCTAAAATTGATTAGTTGTTTACCATCTTCGAAGAAGTTATCAATTGTAAAAGATACTGGTTTCTCAAGAATTACGTTGTTTGGAAATTCTTCTACCAAAGCAACTAGCTCTTCTCCGTTGCGTAGCTTAACAAATTTTGTTGTTCTTGACATTAAATTATTCCTATGTTATGGGTTTTAAATGGGAACCGTTCTTCGCTATAGAGTTTAACTCTTTCTTCGTAATGTTTTAGTGCAAAATTTGTATATGATTTATAGCGAAGATCATCAGCAATATCATATAATACTGCTTTTTGTTTGTTATCTCCCAATCGTAACCCTCTTCCGATTGATTGTAGATTACGCACTCTACTCTTAGAAGGAGAAGCAAATATAATATTATGTAGGTTTTTTATATTGATACCTGTAGAGAATGTACCATAAGAGGCTACGATGATGGCATTATTTTCTTTTTCTGTAATATGCCTAACAGCTTCTCTATCAGCAACATCAACACCACCATGAACAAAAAAGACTCTACGATCTTTTCCAACTTGTTCATTGATGAGTTCATGTAGTATTTTACCGTGTTTCTCGACATAATTAAAGAGAATTAGTGAATTTCCTTCTAAAGATATCGCTAAGTTTTTGATAAAATTATTTCTTTTATCGTTTGAAATAATGAATTGAATTTCTTCTTGGTATGAAAGATTAGAGACTGCCTTGCATATTGCTTCCGGATACTTTAATACCATGCATTTAATGTTGAGGGAAGCTAGCTGTTTCTTGTCAATAAGATCTTTTGTATTTACTATTTTCTTAACAGGACCAAACAAGCCTTCGAGTACTAATTTATTTACCTTAGTTCCATCAAGTGTTCCTGTTGTACCAATACGATAGTCGCAGTTGACAAGTTTAGTCATGATAGCAGTAAGAGACTTAGCCTTGAATGTATGAGCCTCGTCACCAATAACAAAATCAAACTGCGAGAAATATTTTTTAGGCATCTCATAGATAGATTGCCATGTTGAAATAGTCAGAAAAGAATCAATCTCTCGTGACATTCCTTGATATATCTTTTGCGTATATTTGTCAACATCCCAACCATAATTCTTAAAATCTCCTTGCATCTGTTCAACAAGGGAAATAGTTGGGACAATGAGCAGACCTCTTTTCTTTCCTTCTGCTTTTAGATGTCTAACAATAAGATAGATAATTAACGATTTACCTGAAGCTGTAGGAGAAACAATCATGCTACGCTTTTTTAATATAGCATAACTATAGGCAAACATTTGATAATCGCGTGGTGTTAATGTTAGATTATTTGGTTTTCCTAACTTGGTATCATCTATATTCGACAATTTTCCAATACAATATGAGTTATCTTCATAGGTATAATTATTGATTTTACAAAATTCAATGACATGATTAACTAATCCAGCATATATTTGGTTAGTCTTAATAGAGAACAGTCTTATTTTACCATCCCAGTGTTTTCCTCTGTATTGCGGTGAGAATTCAGCGCCAGGAACAGTGAATGTAAAAAAATCGCTCAATTCCTGAGCGATTGATGGTTCACAATCAATCTTTATGTATATGTTATTGAGTTGGTTTATTACAACGTCAGTGCTGACCATTTATAAATCTTTCCCATTGCATAAACTCTTTTAGTTGCCATGTTCTATTATTCAATTCTTTCATAACATTAGTACAGAATGCAGCTGCTTCTTCGTGATATATTTTCTTACGCTGCAAATTAGTAAGATCAACATCTCCGTCTAAATATACTGTAATATCACTTTTAAGTACAAACTGAAATGGTTCCCAACCATGCTTTTGTAATTCTTCGTTAGACATCTTACCTGTATAATATGCCCATTTAATCTTGCGCATCTTTTGATATTCAATTATTGCGCGCTTTGCTGCAAGATTGTGCAGAGTAAGAAATTTATTATACTTGTTATGCAACACAGGAATTCTTAGAATTTCTTTTCCTGGTTCTAGACTATCAACTTCAGAATCATTAGTCCAAGAGTTGATTAATTGCTCAAGAGATGGTGCTTCAAGTTTCATAATGATAAGTATACTAGTGAATAGTAATTATAGTATACTCTTTTTTAACTGAAATTTCAAATTCTTTCTATATTATAGTATGAAAATCTAAATGAAACGTCTGCTGTCAATACATTATCAGCACTATCGCTAGAGTTGAACAATATAGAGCTAAGTGTAGTAGGAAATAAGTCTTTATAAACAATTTTTAAGTTCAAATTGTTTTTGTTAGTATAAACAGACATAGTAGCATCAGTATATTGTGGTGGAAGTTTATTATAACGTCTGATTGCTGATGTTTCAGATAATTTACCTAGATCACGATATTCCTGAAAATCAGTAGGAAATGTCATAGCACGAATCCAATCATGTATTTCTTGCCATGCTCTAATATCTTCATCAATAAGCAGCGTTACGTTTAGTGTTTCATACATCATTTTTTCACCAGGAACATATAGATCAACAAATGGCGTGTGCCTTGGAACTTCAGATAAAGAAACTCCAGGAACATTTATTGATTGACAGAAATATGTTGTGCCAGGAAGTCTAGCAAACTCTAATCTAAACTTTGTAGACTGCAGTAAATCTTTGTTGGTAGGATTTCTATCAAGGACTGTTGCCATTTACCCTCCTGCTTTCACTTATTTAGTATAAAAGAAAAGGGGGAGCCGAAGCTCCCCCTAATTCATCGCTTATTATTATTATAACTTTGCGATTCTTGTCACCATTTATTACTGCTGGACGCCAAATACAGCGAACTTGCGGTAATATACGTTTGTACCAGTAGTAATTGCGCCGTTTAGACCAGTATTGGTACCACCTGCGAATGGATTTGAGACCATGCCATAGCGGGTCTTGAATCCAACCTTTGGTTGATAGTTATCTGGATCAATTGCACGAACCATCTGTAGTGGTACATATGGGCAGTAGAACAAACCAGCATCATAAGGAGTTGCTCCCTTATAACCAACAACGACCCAATCAGAGTTTGTGATTGAATATGGATCGACATATACTTTGATACGTCCGAAGAGCATACCTGCATATGTATTGCCAGTATCATCAACAGCTAGATTGGTGTTGTTAACAAGAGCTGAGTTATAGTCGAGAAGACCTGTCATTGCAAGAGCTGATGCTACATCTGTTGAAACAAGGATCATATTACCCTTGCCACGACGTGTATCTTTGGCAACCTTGTTAGCAGATCTTTCAATTGCGAACAACAACGACTTATACTTTTCAACCTGCCAACGACCAGTAGTACCAACACCAGCAGTTACGTTTGCTGCGTCAGTTCTATTTAAGTCAAAGATTGATGAAGTAACACCAGTGATACCAAGGTTTGCTGTTGCAACAACTGTTCGGACAACTTCACGATTGATTTCAGCAAGGATTTCTGTTGACAGAATGTTTGTTAATTCTGTTTCAGCATCAAGACCATGAATTGCCTTGAGATCCTGTGCGAGTTCCATTGTATAAGAAGCTTGCAATCCACGTGTCACGGCAGTAACAGATACACGCTCAATTGAGAATGCCATGTTTGCCAAATTTAATGTTTCAAAATAGGCTGTTGAACCGCCAGTACCAGTGTTACCGACCTGCAGGTTTGCAACGTTGGTTGAAATGTTCATTGTTGTTTCAAGTGTACCAGATGCAGCATTACCAGCGAATACTGTATTGGCTTCGTTATACAAGGCTTCTGTTCCAGAAGGGGTGCCATAACGTGAACGCATTGCAAAGATAAGTCCTGTTGGACCTGTCATTGGCTGAACGCCGCAGATATCATATGCCATTAGATTTGGAAGTGCACGACGAACCAAACCAATTAGGATTGGATCAAAGCCCTGAATATTACCAGATCCTGGTGCTGTTGGGGCTACGTTGATTGGTGTGGCTTCGAACAAGCGGTTCATATTTGCGGCTTCTTCGAGGATTGCCTTTTCCTGGTTCTCGAGGATTACCGCAGTTACAGCACGCTTGTAGTTGTCTGTAATCTTTGGTAGTTCTGGGTGATCCAATACTGGACCCCACTTATTTGCATGTGTTTCTGATAGATACATTTTTCTTTTCTCCGTTAGAGTGTTAAGTTAATTACTTCACTTCGGAAGTGTTTTACTGATTGCCTTTACATAATAATCCATTACGCCACTTAAATCCCTTGCTTCCTCTGTTTCAACAACAGTTTGAGGAGCTTCGCGCTTCACTGATTTAGATGGGAAGTAATTCTCGCGAATCACTGCGAGCTTATCTGTATACTCACCTTCTGTGGTGAACTTAACACCCTCTGCGAGTGCTTTAATCTTCTCGACTTGTACTTCGGTTAAACCTTCACAAATCTTACGAAGAATTTCTTTTGACTTTGACTCGTTAAGAGCTTCAGTCAAGGCAGCAAACTGCTCTGCTTGTTCAGCAAGAGCTTCTTCTGCTTCTACTACCTTAGCAGCCATTTCTTCGACTAGATCTGCCTTCTCTTGTGGCACTTCAATGTAGTGCTCAGCAAAGAGATTCTTTAGACCAGCCATGAAGTCTTCGGCGATTTCAGCGCGGAGACCTGTTTCAACGGCTAACTGATTATCTTCTAACCAACCTTCGACGACTCGCTTTAGATACTCATCGACTTGGGTTGACATTTCTTCCTGTAGGCTTGCAACTGTATCTGCAAGAATCTTTTCGTTTTCAGCAAAGATTTCCTCAGTCACTGTTTCAACGCGAGCGCGAACAGCTGCTTCGAAAATTGTTGTTGCTTTTGTACGGAATTCTTCAGAAAGAGACTCGCCATTGAAAAGAGCATCAACATCTTCCTTGCATGAAGACATTTTATCAGATACCATCTTCTTCATTGCTGCTTTACGTGCTTCAGCAATTTCTTCTTCTGACATTTGCTCGACTTCTTCTTCAACAACTTCTTCTGCTGATTCTTCAGAATCTTCTTCTGAAGTTTCAGATACTAGTGCTTCTAGTTCTTCTTCTGTTAGAGAATTGAGATATTC